GGAAACGTAACAGCCACTGTTGGCTCTTCTTCCTTTAATGATGTAGTCATTAATGGCACATTAGATATGACTAGTGGCTCTGCCGGTACAATCACTGGGCTTTCTGCTCCAGTTAATGGTACAGATGCTACTACAAAGACATACGTTGATACTGCTGATAACCTTAAGTTAAATCTTTCCGGTGGCACTATGTCCGGTGCTATTGCAATGGGTAATAGCAAAATTACCGGATTAGGAACACCAACAGCAAATGCAGATGCCGCTACAAAAACATACGTTGATACTGCAATTAGCAATCTTGTTGCTTCTGCTCCCGGTGCATTAGACACTCTTAATGAGCTTGCTGCTGCTTTGGGCAATGATGCAAGTTTTTCCACAACAGTTACCAATTCCATTGCAACTAAACTAGCACTTGCTGGTGGCACTATGTCTGGTGCAATTGCAATGGGTAATAGCAAAATTACTGGATTAGGTACTCCCACACTTACTGGAGATGCTGCTACTAAAGGCTATGTAGACACTGTTAATGCATTAAAGCTAGATCTTACTGGTGGCACAATGTCTGGTGCAATTGCAATGGGCACTAGCAAAATTACTAATCTGGGAACACCAACAGCTAACACAGATGCTGCTACTAAAGGATATGTAGACACTGCTGATGGACTTAAACTAAGTCTTACTGGCGGTACAATGTCCGGTGCTATTGCAATGGGCACTAGCAAAATTACAGGACTAGGAGATCCGACAAACGCTCAAGATGCAACTACTAAAACGTATGTCGATGGTATTTTGGGAAGTGCTACTTCTGCGGCTGCTTCGGCGGCGGCTGCGGCTACTTCTGCCAGCAACGCGGCTACGTCGGCTTCCAATGCGTCTACATCGGCTACCAATGCATCAGCAAGTGCTACTGCTGCTGCTGCTTCTTATGACAGCTTTGATGATCGCTATTTGGGGCCTAAAGCGTCTGATCCTACATTGGATAATGACGGTAATGCTCTTCTTACAGGTGCTTTGTATTTTAATACAACATCTAATGAGATGCGTGTTTACACGGGATCAGCGTGGCTAACAACAGTAGGTTCTTATGTTCCATTGTCAGGCGGGACAATGACAGGCGACTTAGTATTAGGAACACAAAGAAGTGTTAGATTTGCTGATTTAGATAGTTCAAATTATGTTGCGTTTAAAGCAGCTTCTGTTATAACTAACAATGTTGTGTGGACACTTCCAGCAACAGATGGTACAACAGGTCAGACAATTATTACAGATGGTAGTGGCAATTTGTCTTGGGGTGCTGGAGGGGGCGGTGGAAGTCCCAACCTTGATGGTGGAACTCCAACATCCAGTTATGCAGCCACAACATCAATTAGCGGGGGAACACCGTAATGCCGGTGCAAATTCAACTTAGAAACGGAACTGCTGCCCAATGGACAGCGGCAAACCCAACCCTCGCTGCTGGTGAGGCTGGGACAGAAACAGATACGTCTAAAATTAAAATTGGTAATGGGTCTACTGCTTGGAACTCATTGGCATATGCAAGTGGAACAGGAACAGTAAGTACAGTTGGTTGGACTGGTGGTATTGTTTCTATTGCCAACCCAACAACAACTCCTGCTTTTACTATTGCTGGTAATTCTGGTGGTGTTCCATATTTTAATTCTGGTACTACATGGGCAACTAGTGCTGCTTTAGCAACAAACAGTTTGGTGGTTGGTGGCGGTGCTGGGGCGGCTCCTGCAACAGTTTCTAACATCACCAGTGATAACAATTATTTGCAATTGGGTGCAACAACCCCGTTGCGTTTTGCTGATACTGACAGCAGCCATTATGTAGCGTTCAAAGCCCCCGGCACTGTGGCTACTAGCGTCACATGGACATTGCCAGCAACAGACGGTAGTGCCAGTCAGGTCTTGTCTACAAACGGTTCTGGAACCCTCTCATGGGCGACCGCAAGTGCTAGTCCGTTGGTTCAATCTGACACTTTGATAACAACAAGTTATACGTTGGAAGCAAATAAAAACGCAATGAGTTTTGGTACGACTACAATTGCTCCCGGCGTTTCAGTCACGATTGCACCACTTGACAAATGGGTCATCACTACTTATTTTGGAACTTTCTAAGGAAAATTTATGCCTTCAACTATTAACGCAACGACCAACGGAATAGTAACCATTGGGGATTCTGTTGCGACCCTTTCTTTGCAAACGGGTGGTACGACTGCTGTTGCTATTAGCACTTCTCAAATTGTCACTCTTTCAAAGAGCTTGGCGCTGTTAGGGTCTACTTCTGGATCGGTAACGATTGCCGCTCCTGCAACTGCTGGCACTCAGTCTTATACGCTCCCCACGGCGCAGCCAACGGCTAACGGTCAGGCTCTTACGGCTACGACTGCTGGTGTGATGAGTTGGGCGACTGCTGGCGGCGGGACTCCGGGCGGGTCAGATACCCAAGTCCAATACAATTCAGGTGGAACCACGTTTGCAGGATCTGCGAACTTTATTTGGGACAACACAAACATCCGTTTGGGCGTTGGTGGTAATCCTAGTGCCCCATTACACGTTCAAGGCGGAACGGCTGCTACAGCTTTTGATACTGCACTTTTTGGCAACTCTGGAGGATCTGCGGGTGCAAGCGCAAAGATTTACTTGTCTGGCGCGAACGTATTGACTAGAGCGGCGGTAATTGAAGGTTTGGTTACGTCTGCCGGTCCAAACGCTCACGATTTGGTATTTTATACCAATGCTGGTTCTGCCGCTCCAACGGAATCGATGAGGATCACATCCGGTGCAACCGTAATCCTTAAGGGTGGCTCAACATCTGCAACAGGCGTTGGGATCACATTCCCGGCAACTGCTTCGTTATCTACTAACGCCAATACGCTAGACGATTACGAGGAAGGAGCATGGATTCCAACCGACTCAAGCGGTGCGGGATTAACAATTACAACATATAGTCAAACCAGATATGTAAGGGTTGGATCTCTGGTTACCTGTACCGGAACAATAAATTACCCAACAACATCAAGCACGGCGCTTGCACAAGTTACGCTGCCATTCACGGCGGCAAACGAAACAGGAGTGACGCCATTGCAAAGGGGAGGGTCGATACTTTATCAATGCACAGGCAACGGTGCAAATTTACAATTTTGGCCCGTGTATAGTTATTCACAAGCAACAAACGCGAACCTCTCTGGGATTTTGTTTATAGTTTCGTTTTCATATCATTGCACCGTTTAATTACATCGGATTGATGTAATCGGACACTTAAAAAGGAAGTTTATTATGGCTCTCACAAAATCAACTGTCGTCGATCAAATTACAGTAAACGAGGATGGTTCTGTTTCTTTTCGGGAAGTTACTCGGATTCTTGAGGACGGCGTGGAATTGTCCAAGACTTACAGTCGGACTGGGTTAGTGCCAATTCAAGACGTGAGCGCATATCCAACTAATGTGCAAGCAATTTGCAATGCTGCTTGGACTCCTGAAGTTATTGCGGCATATCAGGCGGCTCAGGCTGCAAATGTCAGATAACAATGGCGGACAACAAAGTCCTGACCGCTCGCATTGCATTACTAGAGGCTGAATAATGGCTGCTGTAATTTTATCCGGTGATACCTCCGGGACGGTATCGTTAGGTGCGCCGGCAATAGCTGGTACGCAAGCGTATACACTGCCAACCGGATACCCTGCAACCAACGGCTACGCTCTGACCAGCACGACTGGCGGGGTGATGAGTTGGGCTGCCTCTGGTGGCAATCCGATCCTTGAATCGCAAATTGTCATCAGCCAGAACTATTCGCTGAGTAGTAACACAAACGGGTTTAGTGTCGGGCCGGTGTCAGTGGCGACCGGATTTGCAGTAACTGTCGGTACGGGCCAGACTTGGCTTGTTTCTCAATAAGGATTTAGAGATGAGTTCGATCAAACTTCAGGGCAATGCCAGCAACACTGGCATTTCGGTTCTACAGTCGGCCAACGTATCGACCACGGTTACCCAGACGCTACCCACCTTGGATGGCGCTACAATTGGGTACTTGAACATTCCGTCTAGCGGGACGACTGGTACGCTTGTAGCGGCAGACGTTGGTAAGTTTTTACCGCTCGCTGCTGGCATAACTGTTCCAGCATCTATTTTTGCCGCTGGTGACGCTGTTTCGTTGTACAACAACACAACGGGTAACTTGACGATTACTTGTTCTGCGGTAACAACCAAAATTGCTGGAAGCAACACAACGGTGACTTCTGCAACGCTGGCAACTCGCGGCGTTTGCACCGTTTTGTTTATCGACGCGACCAACTGTGTGCTGACGGGCAACGTGTCATGAGTGGGATTATGCTGGCGGTGTTGGGTGGGAAAACTCCCCCTTCTATTGTTTCTTTTTCTGCTGATTTTCTTGTCATTGCTGGTGGTGCATCTGGCGGTAACGATAGTGCTGGCCCCGGAGATTCTGCCGGTGGAGGCGGAGCCGGGGGTTATAGAACTTCTGTTGGGACCACTGGAGGAGGAGGAGCAACAGAATTAGCATTGACGTTAAATACATTAACCGCTTACACGGTAACGGTTGGTGCTGGAGGAACAAGGCCTGCTGTTGGTAATCGAGGTAATGATGGAAGTCAAAGTGTACTTTCTACAATATCTTGTGTAGGTGGTGGTGGTGGTGGTATTCAGAGTGGTACTACTGCCGGTAAAACCGGAGGATCAGGCGGAGGAAGATCTTATCCAAACGGAGCAGGAGCAGCGGGAACTGCCAATCAAGGTTTTGCGGGCGGCGCAGTTGCTGGCAATATGTCTACAAATGCAGCATCGGGTGGAGGCGGAGCAGGAGGGGCAGGCGCTGATGGCAGTACAACCCTTGGAAGCGCAGCTACAGGTGGTATTGGTCTTAATTCTAGTACGACATTTGGAACCGCTGTTCCTAGAGGCGGTGGTGGAGCAGGCAGATGCGCGAATGCAGGAAATGGAACTTCTGTTGGTTTTGGTGGAGGCGCTGGTGAACAAGCGGGAACGGCTAACACAGGCGGCGGTGGCGGCGGAAGTACTAATGGTAGAGATTTGGCTGGAAATGGCGGATCAGGAATTGTCGTTATTAGTATCCCGAGCGCAAGGACAGCAACATTTACTGGTGGCGTAACTCAAACAAACGCAATAGTTGGGGCCAATAGGGTTTATACAATAACGCAAGCCGGTGTTTCTGACACCGTGACATTTAGTTGAGGTCTAAAATGGCTCATTACGCAGTTCTTGATGAAAAAAATGTTGTTATCCAAGTGACCGTTGGAAAAGACGAGGATGAGACCTTTGAAGGCCAAACGGTAGATTGGGAACAACATTACCGTGGCAAACGTACTAGTTACAACACGCATGGTGGGGTTCATCAATTAGGCGGTATTCCGTTCCGCAAGAACTACGCTGGAATTGGATACACCTACGACCCAACTCGTGACGCATTTATTGCTCCACAGCCGTTCGCGTCTTGGACGTTGAACGAAGACACTTGTCAATGGGAACCTCCAGTCCCGTTTCCTACCGATGGTCAGCGTTACTACTGGGACGAATCAACAACCTCTTGGGTGGTGATCAATGGATAAGGCAAACCTATCAATCAATCTGCTTAACGCCCACTATGGAACAAGCCTAGACCTAAAAAGCTAGGCTTTCCTACACTTTTATTTCTCAAAAGAAAAATATAGGGCTTTAGCTAAAATGCTAATTAGCCCTATTTTAGTTTATGTAATAGGTAAAAATAATGTCTGAAAAGCTAGAGGCAAAATCACAACTTATTGAGAAGACAGCTTTTGCTGTTTTGCCTATTCTTTTTACTTGTGTTGTTTATTTAATGTCAGCATTAGATAAGTTGACACATGATGTCACTGTCCTTAATGCTAAGATTTCCCTTGTTGTCACATCCGACAACAAACAAGCCACTAATAGTGGTGCTGAACTTGCTAGAGAAAAGC